ATGTAGGTCTTGCCTGGGTCGTTATGAATTTTATTATCAATGATCCACTTTGCACCTTCGGTAGCATCTGGTCCATCATCATGTGTTTTGCTGCCGGGCTCAAGTGCTAAAAATTGTTCATCTAATGTTTGCATACCGGGGTTATCACGCTCTGCATCATTAAGCCATAATTTACCATTGCTGTTAAGTGGTTCAAGATTACTTTCTATTCTGGTAAATTTATCTGGTTTATCCCTGGTATCACCTTTAAGCGGTATGGTTAATCTCAATTCTGCGGCTATAGCATAAACTTCTTTTACAATAATATCCTGTAAAAAAACTTCTTCCATAAGCCAGTAAATATTTGTTGCGTTACCTACAAAT